CGGACGGTTCTGCCGGATCTCGTTGGTCACCTGGCGCAGGAACTGAGGGATACGATTGATCGTCAGGCACGGGCGGCCGCTGTTCTGCCGCTCGATCTTGATGTTCTCGGGCCATTGCTCGCCCGCTCGGAACCGCAGATCCTCCAGCGACTCGCGCCGGATCGACTCCTCGGCCTCTGACGCCACCTTAAAACGCTCACGCGCATGCTGCAGCAACTTCTCGTCGCCTTCCAAGCCGTCTTTCTTGTCTTCGTAATCCATTTAGGCCATCCACCCGCCGGCAGCATCCTGCCCGACGTACGAAAACGATTGCTCAGCCTCTTTCGGCTTCGGCTGAACCTTCATGCGGTCGCGGCCGCTCATCACCAGGTACCGAGTCGCATCCATAAGGTGGTCCTTCTCCTTCACGACGCGCCCGCCGGCGTCGCGACGATACAACCGAAACTCCTCTCGCCAGTTCGACAGGGAGGCAAACACCCGCAGCTTCCCGGCAGACAGCATCTGCCAGACCTCATACAGCCCGGCCTCCACCGCGTTCTGCGCGGCTTCAATGTCCAGGCCCAAGTCCAGATACATCTGCATGAGCTGGGCTCCATCGCGCTGCGCACGCCCGCGGGAGGCAGGATCAATGACCCCGGGTACCCACGCGCCGCGGCCCTTGATAGCCTCGGCATGCAACACCGGCTCCGCCTGGCCCCTGTAGTGCTCCGAATAGAGGTACACCGTGCTCGTCTCTCGATCCAGCGCTCCCCAAATCGCCGCGGTGCGATTCCAGCCGACGTCGAGCGCGAACGCCCGCGGCCAGTGCGCAGGAATCTCAAAGTCAGGCACCACCACATCGCTTTCGGGTACCGGATAGATGGCACCGCTGCCCAGGGCAGGCACGCCCAAGGCGCGCGCGTCGCGCTGGTGCGGGGGGATCGCCGCCCACAACTCCTCTTTGACGTCCTTCGACAGGTGCGGCACGTCGTCCCAGGTGCAGCCGACGACGAAGCGCTTGCCGCCCTTGGCCTGCTCCAGATCGCCGCCGGGCAGGAACTGCAGGACCAGCGGCGTCAGCCCATTAAGCGGGGTGAACGTGCAAAGCAACATCCCGTTTGTGGTCATCGTCCGGAGCAGGCACTCCGCGTAGATGTCCTCGCTAGGCTCCTCATCGAGCCACACCACATCCTGCTCAGTGCCCTGGAACGCCTCGCGGCGCTGGTCGTAGCTCTTCAGCACAAGGCTGCTGACGCCACCCGACGCATGCCGCACCCAGATGGTGTCGACTGCATCCGCCACTCCCGCCTTGGCCGTCGTCTTCAGCAGCAGGTCGCCAGGTATCATGCCGGTGCCGTGGCTACCCGCCTGGCCCAGTAGCTTCGCCTGGATGATCTCGCGCACCGTCTTGCTGGTGTCGCCTGCGGCCCATGCTTTGATCGGGCGAGTGAAGCGCCGACCTTCCCACCAGGCCGGATAGTTGCCCGTCAGGTGCAGCACCACCTCGTACGCGCCGACGCCCTCGGTCTTCCCGACGCGGTTGGCCGCCAGCATCAAACGCTCTCTGTGCGCCCCGCCAGCACCAAAAAACTCCAGGTGCTTCTGGTAGAGCTCCCGGCGCAGTTCCCCCTCATCGGGGTAGTAACGAGTGATCTTAATCCTCGCCCGCCGGTGCTGCTCAGCCTTGATGGCCGGCAATAACGCGCGCAACAAGTCCTGTGAGATTATCGAACTCTGCATCGGTCAATACGCTGAAATTCATCTGGATTGGCCCGCCGTCGGGACCACTCAACTCAACCTTGTCGGTTGCCTTGTGACCAGTGCGGTCAAGGATGTCCTTGGCCACCTGCACCTGCAGCTGCGGCGACTCTTTGTCGGCGAGCCGCTCTTCGAAAACCGTGATTGCCGGGCACACAAGAGCCGCCAAGCGCTCGCGTGCCGATCGGACCACCTGCGGAGCTGATCCGCCGTGAACCTTGCACACATTGGCCCCAGCGATAGCATCCCGCGTACACCGCTTGCCGGTTATCTTTGCTTTGGCTGTACATTGCGCCATAACTCTCTATGAGGTACCCGCTCTCTATGAGGTACCCACGACAAACCGCGCTTCAGCGCGATCCGCGAACTCCCTGCAAAGCCCACACCGGGGCACCGCACGAAAGATGCTGCGAGAACCCTTTGCCGACCCAGCCTTGGCTGCTGTCGACGGCGCGCACCGACAGCGCCTTGCGACACGCGCGCGTTGCGTGACCGCGGCGATTGCGCACAATTTCGACGCCGCCGCTGTTTTCGATATCAGCGGGCACAAAAAACCCGACCAGTGTTACCCAGTCGGGCTCGTAAAGTGGGATTTTGTGTGCGGGCATGCGAGGGCAATACGCCTCAGCTGCGGGGTGGATTGACGAGCGCCCCGGCGCTCGCGAACTACCCACAGAATACAAGCCAAATAGCGATTCGTCAAGGGCGGATCAACTTTTCTCCTTCGCCCAGCGATTCGCAGCCGCCGCCTTGGCGATCTCAGACCGCCGCGCGGGGTCCATCGTCGAGAACCCCTTCGGCGTCTTGACCTTGCCGCCCTTTTTGCCTAGGGCGACGGCGGCTTTGGAGATGTCGGGCGGCTTCATGCGGTAATCCCCAGGCCTTCCTCGGCTGATGCGACCGCTTCCCGAACCCAGTGTTCGTCCGAAGTGGTCAAAGCTAAGAAGTGATTCAAAACGTCGTCCATTGCGGCTTGGCGGTCGTAGCCAACGGATTTACCGTGATAGGGATACAGGTATTCATCGGCTACAGCTCGAATGGCGTAGCGCGAGACAGTTTCGCAAGTGGGATTGCCCTGACGGGCCAGGGGGCTCATGCCCCCACCGCCTGTCGAAATGCCTGCTTGCTGACGACCTGCCATTTCCAATCGCCGTTAGAAAGATCGACGCGTACGTTGTATTGCATCCGATAAAACCGCAATTTCCAACCTTGCCATTTGTCGACCGGAATCGATCGAACTAAAAACTTTCCATCTAAACTTGTGGCTGCCGCATAGCCTCCTGGCTGTTGCACCATCGAATGTTCTAACTCGTAAACCGTAGACATTGTCTTTCTCCTGTCGGGCTGCTTTCGCCTCTGCCCTACTCCTTAACTATACCATAAGCGCTTATGGCATGCAGCTAGTATTTGCGAGTTTCTTTCGCAATGAATCGTCGCATCACCCCGAGCTAAACCTCACGCGTGCTACGCATCCATTTCTCAAACATCGCCTGGCTCAGGATGCGGTCGTGCATGACGCCCCCATCCTCCTCGCGAAACCAAACGAACGACGGCGTTAAGCGGAATACCCGCCGCGTGTGCGTGCTGCCGTCTGGCCGAAGAACGGAATACGTAGTGTTAGTTTTCAGCATCACGCCAGGAAGCCGTCGCCACCTCCCCGACCATCTTGCGCCACTGCTCCCAGTCCACCTGGAGAACCGGCAGCCCCACTGGCTGCACCATGCAGCCAGCCTGAGACACCGCACGCACCGTCACGTATACCCTGCTGAGCCCAACGTCGCCGTTTTGGGGGTGCCATACAATACGATGCACCGAACCAATCTGCGGCTTCATAGCCCGGCCTCCCGCATAGCCCAGTCGAGCGACCCGCGGCGCGTGTAATGCTCCACCCAGCACGAGTGCTGGAGCTTCACCGCCATTGGCTCCCAGGCAGCGGGGATCTTATCGCCGCGTTGTGCAATCGGAGCGACCGGCACGTAAGGATCAAGAACTCGCCCAGATTCCCTGCGCTGAGGCACGACAGCCGTATACGATAGTGGCTTTTTCTTCTGCAAGCAGAAGCCGCGCCGCTCCCGCGGGATCAGCGGCCCGCCCTTGGCTGCGTTTTTTGCAAGGTTGCGGCGAAAATATTCGCGAGCGTATGCGCGCCGGCATTCCACACACGCAGCGGAAACAACTTCCTCCGTTGAGCCGCATTTTGTGCAGACCGTAGTTTTTGTTCTAGTCACGCCGCTAAACATTTTGTTGCGTTTCCTTTTTGTCGTTATTGATTTCCTTCCTAATTGAGTTCATCATCTTGTACAGCTCAAATTGCCGTCCCATTTGAAACGCACCTACGAATGTGCTGATTACTTTAGTCACAGCATCATGGTGTTTGTCTCTCATTATTCCATCGATAAGACTAAACACGCCGTCATTCTCCATTACTTCTCTGCCTACAACCTCGGCCTGTTCTTGGCTGTAATCGCTTCTTACTTCAAGATTCAATCTACTCATAAACAAAACTACTTCTTCTTTCGTTATCTCTTTTAGTTTCACTTAATCTCCGTTTATGTCCTGGTCCTTCCACGCCTCGTAGATCCGATCCTCGCGGTCGCCGGGATCCTCCTGGTCCACGGCGTAGGCCGGGTGATCCGCCCCCGGTTCGTCCTCGCGCCCCGTCGCCCGCGTCACGCGAAGTCCCCAGCCCGAAGGCGGGCGGCTTCGGCGCGGATCACTCGGGAAGCATAGGCATTCCCAACTTTCTCCGCTATAGCCTCCAGCGCCTCCGCCTTGATTTCCCCGATGAAGGGACCGGGTGACTTGTCCCCCTTCCGTGCCGCCTGGAGCGCGGCCAACCTCCGCTTGTAGTCACATGCCTGATCCTCGATGCTCGCCTTGGCGTCAGCGAAGGCCAGCGCCGCGTCGCAGAAGGCCCGCATTACAGGGAAGCAGGCTCTCATATCAGTCATCTCCCTCAGCGCTGCGGCCCCGGCCATAAACGCGTCGTATACATCACCCGCGGGGTACATCTCTGAGACCGCCATTAGGGTCCGTGCGTGTTCTTCATTTGACATCGTCATCTCCCTCTCCGAACATTCAAAACATTCCAAACAAAACGGCAACCCATTTACATCGAAAAACGGCGTAAGCGTCCGCGTCTCGCAACTTGTACACTCCGGACCAAAACAGGCGTCGCACTTCTCTTCAAAACCGGAACCGTCGCAGAGATAACATTCGCGGTGGTCGGACGTCGGCCAGTCGCATAGAACGCAGCGGCAGGTAGGCTGCTGCTTCACTGCGTCGGTCACGCCCCTTCCCCCTCCGGCCGCTTCAGCGCGGCGAGTGCCCGCTGATAGTTCTCCTGAGCGTCAGCTAAGGCCAGGGCGGCGTTGCAAAACGCCCGCATAACAGGGAGGCATTCTTCGGCATTGGTCATCTCTCGCAGTGCTGCCACGCCAGCAATAAACGCGTCGTATATATCTCCCGCTGGGTACACCTGTGAAACCGCATCTAGAGTCTTTGCGTGTTCGTTATTATTCATCGTTTCTCTCCTTCTACAAACATTCACAACATCCCTCGCAAGTTACTCAAAGACATGCAGCACCCCCTGCCAGTTCGCAGCGCAACAACATTATTTCAATGTCCATGCTTTAAGCCATCCGCTTCGACCTCAGACACATAGACGTAACTGTGTTGCGCAATGTCAGGCACTTTTCCAGTTACGACATACCGTTCGCCTTCCGTCCAAGCGGGAGAACTCCAACAGATTCGATTATTTGGAAGAATGTACAGGTACCCGTCAAATCCTTGAATGACGTGCCCGTTTTTCCAGCCCATGTCTCCTGCGGCTTCCGCAATGGTGCCAGTGCCGTGCCAGTCTAGCGTGAATTTATATCGCCCTAAACCTTTCTTTTTATCATTGCCTGAAAAAAAATCAACAAGAGTATCTTTGAACAAATCTAAAACGGTGCAAGTAATATTGACTGATGCGTTGTCCCAAAGTGAGCCACTGAACATGTCCTCGTTTATGTCTTTGCGGAACAGGATAGCCTCCGGGGGAACTCGACCGATCCCGGCACCATTGCGCAGTAAACCGTGGAAACCAAGGCGACGGCCAGGAAGAGAAGAAACCGCATGGAATATGCACTCTTCGTTGTCCCGGTTAGGATCAGTGTAATCAGAAAGCCATACGCCAGAGACGTAGGCTTGAATTATAGGAATATTAGTTGTAAGTTCTGGCATTTTAATTCTCCGGTTGATCGAACATCGGACGCCCATAAATCAGGCCCCGCAACTCTCAGTCATCACATTTTCCATTCCGCACCTCTTGCCCCTCACCCACCAGCCCTGCGATGCCGTTTCCTGGGCCGCAAACGGGGCA